TAACATTATGTACGGAGATTTTGGTCGGATTTTCGTAGATGTTTTTCCGACCCATTTAAACCCCCATTACGGGGGTTTTTTTGTGGAGAGATACATTCACTCATCTTGTCTTAAATCGTCCGTCTATGGACCTATCTAACGTATCTACGATGGTCCTAATGGTTTGGTCTTGGTCTGTGAAATGGAGGTAGGTCATATAAATGTCAAAGGATAGTGCAAAGACTATCCATACCATAACTATGACCAAATATATTTGAAATAATTTCTGTCCAATATTTTTTAACATTTAAACATTAAATTTCTTATATAAAATTGGTTTTTTAGAAAATAGTGTTTTGCTATCATAAACACTATCTCTTCGTCTAGTCTACTTTTTACAAATCTATAATCACTACTACTCATCGTCCTTGTCCTTTATACGGTTTAGGTTTTTGGTCTTTGGGACCATATGTCTTCTTACCATTTGGTTGAGATTTTTTCTTACCGAATGTAATTTTATTTACATTACTTTTTCCCTTTGCCATAAATCTTACTCAATTCTTTTAATTTATTTAATTCAGTTTCTTTGATAAATTTATCATTCGCGATAGTCTTGGATATTAATTTCTTTGTATCCTGTTCGTTATACGATGGTAGACCTGATGTGTTGATAGACATTATATACTACTTTTTGTTTTAAGTTTTTTATTCTCTTGTCTAAGATTATCAATAGTTTCTTCTAATCTTACGATATGTCCTGTTAGTTCTTCTACTTTCTTTGATAGGTCATCAATAACCACCTGATAAATCCTAATAGATTTTTCAAGGTTCTCTAAACGACCACCCTCTATTTCATTCTTAGATTTTCTGTATCCTACAAAGTAACCAATCAATGTGGTTACAACTGTCAATATAATTTGTTCTATCATATCACTTCTGTATTTGTCTTTGTTTTACTTCCGAGTTTGGTATTACCAATCACAATTAGGTGGGTCAGTATGTGATAATTCACTGTACTGTGTTAGGGTATCTGTAAAGTTGTTTGCGTTGTAAGATTTATCATCCAAGTGAACACCAGAGAAATAGTTCGCCCATCTCTTACTTCTTACAACATCGTTTGAATTTGATGCTGCGATAAGTGGAAACAATCCCAAGTTGATACGAATATAATCTTGAAGTTGTTTTCTGTATGTTCCCGCTCTGTTTGTCAACATAGAACGAAGAAACTTAATTTCGTCAATAGACGCTGACTTACGACCATCACCATCTGTTCCCGATGTTACACCGTTGTTCACCATCTTCATAAAGATTGATAGTGTACTTTCAAGTGCTGCGGTCCAAATGATAAAGTTCTGTGCGTAGTCCATAAGAGTTTGTTCAGGACCAGTCAACGCCTGACTATTGTAAATCTTGTTGGTTAGTTCACTATATTGTTGGTCACCCACAATTTGTTGGAATTGTGTTTGTGCGTAGAATATGTTTGGACGTACTGTATGTACATCTAAATTAGGGGATAGTGATGTAAGTGAGGTTAATTTTTCCTGACTTACCAATAGTACATAGTTACTCATATTTTATATTGTTTCGTTTTCTATTTCTTCCTCACCCAACCAAACATTTATATCATCGTGGGATAATCCATATCCACTCATCAATATTTGTTTCGCCTGTTGATAAGACAACTTTGATTTATTAAACTCCCTAATAACTCTCATCATATTCTGCCACTCTCTTCCTGACATACCTTTGATGTTTTGGTTGACAGTTAATTCTGTTTCTGGTCCTACAACTGTTTCACCACCTGTTGGATTTGCACCAATTTCATTTGGTAATTCTTCAATATCTAAAATAGGATTTTGTTCTAATATCAATTTAACTTTTACTTTCGTCTTGAAGAAAATCATTTTTTCCAATTCGGCCAATATAATTCTTTGAACTGGTTTACAAGATGTGTTGATAAAGTGATTATAACTAATTAAAATCTCATCCTTATTATTACCTAAACCATTTCCACCCAACTCCCTAATACCTAATAGTAAAGGACTTGTAATTTGGTGTGCTGTAATAATGTTTTGTTGTATTTGTGATGTAATGTTATTATACAATCCATCAGTTGTTGATGGTGTAATTACATCTAATTGTGGTTTCTGTTCTGAACTTTCAATGAAGTTTAAGAACACTTTGGAACCATTAGTTCCATTATAGAGTAACTTCAACTTGTCCATAATGTTTTGTCTTTCCTCCGCTGGTGGAACTTCTCCCACCAAAGACAACGCCATAGACGGTGTCATCGCACCTTGGATTGAAGTTAAGTGATGATTAACAACCTCTGTCGCTAATTGCAAAGATGGTACCGCCGAGATATACGCGGGGTAACCATAATAGAATTGACCGTTTGGTTCATAATCTTTATAATAATACATCTGACGAGGTTCTTCTGTGTTCACCATATTGAACGCCGCCACTCTGTTTGGTTTGTATTTTGGGTCTCTGTGTCTGTCCCAATTCTCTGAGAAATAATATTCTCTTACTACATCGTCTTCTCCCGCCTTACCTGAACGCCATTTATCTACAGGTGTATGATAGAAATGTGCTATACCACCATCGTTTGAACGAATTACTTGTAGACCGAATGAACCCAATACTACATAATCCTTTACTAAATTTTTATACAAATCATAAATCGTTTGACTTGGATTTGCAAACATAATTAGTTCCTCGTGAGAAGGGTCCTCAGTTTTTAATGACGCCCCTTGTATCCCATATATCTTAGATTGAAGACACGCCCTATGTATAGGAACGTTTTGATAATACACTTGGAATGAACTATACAGATTATTTGTTTCACCATATCTAACGAATGGTTCGTTTTTTACCAACTCAACATATAAAGGTAGTCGTGCCGCCCCGTCAAATTGGAAACTTTCTAATGTTACTTTATTTTTACTCATATCTATATAATATATGTATTTTTACTGATTTACTCAACTTCTAATAATATTACGCTGGGTTTATAATTAAGTAGGCTACTGTATCATTGTCTCCGTTATGGTTTGATGTAATTGTAAATGTTCCACTACCTTTTGAACTTACAACAACAGGTCCTGCATTAGGATGATTGTTAGTTTGTTTGGTTAAGTATATTAAACTATTTGCTGTAACTAAGGTATTTGATACAGTTGCTGTACCAGGGTTTGCACCATCTAACGCCACAGTTCCCATAGTTTTGTTTGAACCTGATGAGAATTGAACATCACCAATAATTTTTGTGTTCGCGTTTATTCTTAAGTTTTGTCCACTTATAGGGTTTGCAAATTGACCATACATTAATGAACCTGACCTTTCATTTTCTGCTGAACCAAGACTGTCATTACCAACAAAAAATTCATTTGATGTTGTTGACCAACCACCCGCTTGGTTACCTATTGCGACACAGTTTGAACCACTTACATTTCGTTGTAATGTTCCTGAACCTATCGCTACGTTGTTACTACCACTAACAACATTAACCATACTGTTGAAACCAATACTAGTATTTTTAGTACCACCTGTAAGTGCCTGTGCTGCTGACGAACCAATTCCAATATTACCTTCACCTGTTAATAGTGCTGTTAATGTAGAACCACCTATTCCTAAGTTAAATCCTTCAGTACTATTCTGTAAAGAACTATTACCAATCGCCACACTATTTGCACCAACTACATTATTTCTTAAGGCGCTGTCACCAATTGCTACATTATTTAAAGATGAACCAGTTGATGAAAGTAATGTGTTATTTCCAATACCAATACTATTAACATTAACAGAACCAGTATGTATTTTTAAATTGTTAATAGTACTACTAACATCTAATGAACCTGTAATTTGTGTTGAGTAACCCATCTGTATAGGTGAAGAACCAGACTTAAATAATAAATCAGGTGATGTATTTGTTCCTATTGAGACACAACCTTGCATCACAGGAAATGTTCTACCTCCACCAATTAATAAGTTGTTATTACCAAATTGTAAATTACCAACACTACCTAAGATGGTATTTTGTGAACCACTTAAAAATTGACCACCACCACCTGCTATAACAGTATTTTGTGAACCACTATTAAACGCTAAGTAAAATCCTGTAAATAATAAATTTTCTTGTGAACCACTTAAGAATGGTACTCCGCTAAATTGTTTTGTACCCTGTACTTCACCTACAACTGTATTACGAGTTGATGAATTTCTATATAACCAATCACCAAATAGTCCCGCGTTTATTCTTCCCGTATTGTCATCTTCTGAGAGAATTTTTACTCCAAGTTTATCATTTATTGTTGCTGAACCTGAAACTAATAATGAACCTGTTATTCTTGTATTGTTTGAACTATCAACGTGTATTGCGTTTCTTCTATTATTTGAACCACCACCTGTTCCAACAACAAATACTGCGTCATTTGCACTTTCTTGTAATGAACCTGTTGCGTTGTATCTACCAACAAATACAGTTCCACCGACTGTTGGTGTTGCGGATGATGCTGAAACAATTAACTCCTGACCCAATAACGCTGTTGATACTAAGTGTCCACCTGTACCACCACTAAAATTTGAATTTATAAGGTTGGACCTACCACTAATTAAATTAGAATTAAACGTTCTTCTTGTTCCACTATTTGAACCTGTTACTATTAAATTAATTGAATTACCATTAAATAAGTTT